CGCTCTATCGGTTTCTCTGGCGACTGCTTCTTACGAGAACTCATATTCATACGTCCCTACCAATGTGCCGTTGTCCCACACCTTCAAGGTGTGGCCTGAAACCCGGGGTTTCTCGATCTTCCCGACAATTATCGACAGCGCCGTGTTTGACTCGCTATAGCTGAGGAGTTTCGCACCGTTGACCCCGGAAGCGCTGATTGCAAAGCCGCTGACGTTATCTACATCGAGACAGGCGTTGGCGGTAGCAGCATTTCGGCCATAAAACGCAGAGCCAACGCCTGTCTCCGCCCTGACCGCATTCCCGCCAATGGTGTCGATTTTCACAGTGCCTTTGCTGATGATACCGAACACACCATTGGCGGTGCCGTCTGCAACAATCGCTGCCGATCCAAAAGAGCTTGGGGTCTGCCCGCTAGCGTACACCTGCCCGTTGGTGTCGATGTCACCGGCAAAGGTCGCATCGCCGGTAGACGATCTTAGTGTAAAAGTCGCGCTGCCGTTTTTCGCTGCGATGACGCCGTATTCTGTGACGGCCACACCGGAACCGCCGGTAAGGGCGCCGGAAGTGGAGTTCCATGTGATGTTGCCTGTACGTATTCCGCCGGCACTGTCCGGCTGCACGACACCCTTCAGAACAGTCGTTCCAGATATTTCCAGCTGCTGCTGGATACCACGCCCGGCGCTGGCATTGCCACGGATCACCCCCATCGAGGTGCCGCTCACTGTGGCCGATGACGAAATCACCGAGCCTGCCGTCACTGTGCCACTGATGGAGATGTCACCAGAAGAGCTGATCGCGACTGCCGGAACAAACGAACCGTTTGATTTACGGTTGTACCCCATGGCGATACCATTGGAGGTGATGATCAGCCCGGTGCGCAGTGTCCCAGAATAGGAGGAGGTGCCGTTTTCGTCGAAGTCTTCATGCCGGGCTATGATCGAGCTGGTGCCGACTTCCAGCCGGAAGTCTCCGCCCTGACCAGCGATGATATTCCCGACGCCGGCCGCCAGAATCGACTCCAGCTCAGCCTCATCCATCCCGCCCTGGTCGGCAATATCCTGCATGGTCTTGCCGGTGCCCTGAACGAATGTGTTAGCGGTGATTGTGCCGCTCACCGTCAGGTCGCCGTTTTCGAAAAGCAGGGATGGCGAATCAGTACCGCCAGCGACAATCAGGTCATTGTCCAGATCGATGGCGATGCCCTGAGTGGGACCGTAGGCGTTGCCACGGATCACACCGGTCTGCACCTGGTCGCCCACAATGCGCGTAATGGAGTACGGCAGCTCGCCCGACTTCGACCCGTTCTGGTGCGCCACCAGATCGGCGAACGTCACCTCCCCAATCAACCCGATCTGCTCTGCCTGGATCAGGAGGTTCGAGTCGTCGTATGCGATCAGTGTTTTAAGACGGTTGGAATCGGCCTTGCCCTCGATGAGGGTTTCCAGCCCGCTCATCCGCTCGGTGAGCATGGCGATCAGCGCTTCCAGATCCTCGGACGCGGGCGGCAACGTAGACGGCGGAACGATAGCTGAACTCGAACTCATGCCGATGGAGGGATTTCCTCTTGTAATGCTCATACCGGCCCCGCGATAGTCAGTGGAACAATAAACGAACGCACAAAGGCGACTTCCTCGCCGGACGTGCCCGGGCGCACCAGTGCACAAGTCACACTGGACCACACCATCTCTGACGGGATATCGACCGGGATGGAGCTGTCGTGCACGTACACCCCGCCCTCCTCACGAAACGCGCTGGCGGGTATCTCCACGATCCTCGTCAGCGGGCCCGGTGCGGGAAAGTAGTGAATCGTGTTTCCGGTCTGATCGACCTGTGCAGTTCCTTCCGCGCCCCGGCCCTCAACTTCCAGGTAGATCGGACTCCCCTGGCTGTCTTCCTGCTTCACCCCGTTGTGGCGTATCACTTCGCCGTCGCCGTACGCCAGGCGGAATTCTGGCAACCGGCTGTCCGCCCAGTCCGATTCGAGCATGAGGATGGTGTCTCCGGCCTGCGGCACGAACTCCAGTTCATCGCCAGGACGCAGTAACAGTTCCCCAGGCGAAGATCCGTAGACCTTGAACGCGCTGGTGAAGTCGCCTCCGGCGCTGCGGATCTCGAACCACCACATACCCGACAGGTCAACGTCAGGAGCGACCCCGTCTGGGTCGCTGTACAGTACCCTCGTCGACGTACTGCCCGCCGCCACGTCCAGCTCGAACCGACCGGCGATGCTCTCGGTAATATCCACGTACAACTTGTCACCGGTGTCGGAAGTGATGGCGAGCGAGTTCGGCGCCTGGGCCGCGCTGTAGAACAGCAAGAAACGGTCTGGCAGCGCCTTTTCCCCCGGGGCAAACCCGGCCGCAATGCGGATCTCCGCAGTGGCCCGGCTGGTATCCACTGACACCCACAACTGTGGATTGATGGGCTCCTCGATGCCCACGGTGGTCAGCTGGTCGAGGGTTCCCAGCACGATGACCTGCGCGTATGCCCAGTCGCTGAACAGCACACCCTGCAGGTAGACACTGCGCACCCGCACCTGCACCTGGCCGAGCTCCGCGATGGTCCACTCCCACCGTGCCTCATAGGCGTTGTACAGGGGCTTCCAGTCGCTGTGCCGGGCCAGGCGGTATTCGGCCTCGAAGGCGACGATCCGCTGATCGTCTGGTATGTCGAATTCCAGCACCAGGGTAGTGGCGTACTGCGCGGTGGAAACCAGTACGAGCTCTGTGGTCAACGCCAAATTCGACGGCGCTATGCCAGGCGGGTTAAGCTCGGTGGGCTCTCTGGTGCGCTGCTCTCCGATGATCGTGCCTTCGGTGTCGAATACGACTGTCGCCGCCCCGTCGATAGCTGGGCCGGCTTTGCCGCCCTTGCCGGCCGTCTCCGGAGATAGAACGGTGTTGCCGTCGCGCCCGTCCTCGCCCAGGTCACCGCCATCACCGGACCACGCCTGCGCGCACACCGGCTCCACCTCGCCTACGCAGTCCTGCGCAGATGAGCCGATACCGCCCGTGGTCGACGTGCCGTCCGCCTGGCCCTGACCGATGACCACGCCGGCACCGCCAGCGCCGGTCGCCTGGGCGAGCAAGTCGCCGCTCTGGTCCTTGGCACCGCCGCCACCGCCGCCACCGCCGGCGATGGTTCCCAGATTATCGATCTGCAGGTTGTTGGAGGCCTCCAGTGCCGTGCCGCCGTCCTGTCCGTCTCCGCCATCATCATCTCCGCCGTAACCACCGGCGCCGACAATACGCGCACCTGGCTGTATCTCCAGTTGCAGATCCACGCCGACCGACCAGTCACCGGTCGCCATGGCCGCCAGGGTCGGATCGCTGGATCCGACAACCACACCTGTAAATACGCGCACAATTACCTTGTCGCCCGGCGCCGGTTCGCCGAATAGCGCCTGAAAGGTGGCGTGGATGTTGACGTTGTTCGTGCTGTTCTCAATCGTAATTAGCCGCTCACCCGGCGGGGGCGTGAAGAATCGAAGCTGTTGAGCCGTGACGCGGATACGCTCGGCATCTCGGTACAGCTCGATCGGTACCATGCTCAGCGTGGTCGTCTGCCCGAGCGCGTCTTGCTCGTCCCGGGATCGCAGCTGGAACTGTCCTGCGTGGGCGAGAGTTCCCTCACGGCTGCGATGCATATCCAGGCTGGCGCGGATCGGCGGGTCACGGAACAGGGACAACAACCGAGATCCCGCCGTGGCAGCGAACGAGCCGGCGAACTGAGGAATCCAGCGGCTAAATACCTGGCGGATGCTCGGTGATCCATACTGCTGGTCTGACTCCGACCCCAGGTCCGCGAACACTCGCACGCTGTGGTAGTTGTCTGTGTCCGTCTCATCGGCAATCGGGCTGCGCTGGCCGTAATGGACCCACACCTGGCTGACGCGCTGTGTGACCATCCGCTGGCTGGAGTAGGATCCATCAATGATCCATCCGTCATCATTCACCGTTGGCGAACCGCTTTCCTCTGCCGTGAGCACGCGCAGCTTGATCTTGTCTTCCGTCACGCTGGGCCAGATGGTGAAACCGATCTGCTCCGCCAGCTCCCCGATCAGGTCTTCCACCGGTGTCGGCTTCGCGATACGCCCCGTCAGCAGCTCTGGCCGCTCCGCCATGGCCGCATCCCACTCATTTGAAGGGATGGCAGATGCAGGCACCGGCGTATAGGTGGTCAGCAGGTCTGCCACGATCTCGTGGGCGCGCTGCGACACGTACTCTAGCACCAGTTGGACGTTGTCGCCGGCGTCATGCTCCTGTATCTCTGTTCCCAGCGCGCCGCGCTCCTCGATCTGGAACTGGCTCGACCCGGACGATCGTGACACACGCATCGCCTCGTCATTGCTGGCCACATAGAATTCACCGATCGGATAGTCCAGGTCCGCGATTCCTGCAGGGACGACACGGAACCTGCCGCCGTGCTTTTCATCGAAACCGTTGAGCATTTCCCCGCGGCTCGCCTTCGGCGCTTGGGCCTTGCGCTGCTCGACCAGAGAGAACAGATCCTTCGCGGTCATGCTCACCCGGCCATCGGCCGGACCGGTCACCCGGTCGATGACGTAGTGGCGCACCTCCATATCCCCCAGGGATTGCCCTACCAGGCCCTGGCGGATCCGGAGCGTGTAACCCTCGTAGAAAGGATTTCTCGCGATCCACTTCGGCCAGAAACTGCCGCTTTCGTATGGCTCGATCACCGTGCCGGCATCGCCGGTGGGTCGCTCATCCCGGTACTTGTCGACCAGCAGGTCCGAGTGCTGGTGATCGGTGAAGCTGATCCGAACGGTCTCGCGCCGGCCAAACGGCGACATATCGCTGTCCATGCCGCCCAGGTTGATCGTCAGGGGGGTGATGGAGACCGAGGAGACGGACGGGATCACGTAGCCGTACTGCGCCAGCCCGTCCTGTGGCTTGGAAAACCGCAGCAGCAGGTCCTCCGGGTCATAGTTTTCCGGGTCCTGGCAGGTCTGGCGGGTGTTGTAGCACTTCGCCTGGCCGGTTGTGCCCAGTGCGGCCGCGCAGGGAGATGAACCGTATGACAGGGCGCACTGAGGCTGGATGATCTCAACGAACGTAATCAGCTCACCGCTATACTCACTCACCGTAGCCCACTCCAGTGATCTTCATCATCACTTCCATCCTGCCGCCGCGACCCTGGGCCAACTGTGACGGACTCACGTCATCGGTTACCCAGCCGTACACCGTGTCACCGGCGTACTTGTCCAGGTTCCAGATGAAGAATGCCGGGCGGGTGCGCAGATGCAGCACCAGCGGCTCGAAGTTCTCGCGGTACCAATCGATCATCAGGTTTTTCCACGCCATCGATCCCTGATACCCCGTCTTGACGATATCCTGGGCGAGGAACTGGCCAGATCGGCTCATCGATGCACGGACCTCCGTGGTCCGTGACAGCGGTATCGGTGTATGGCCGCCGAAGAACGGGCGCTGCATTTCCAGCACCTGGCCGATGTAGACGCTGGCGAGCGCCCCCGCGCTGGCGAGCGACACGCGCCAGTACCGCGCAGTGACCTCGCTGTCCAGGAACATCAGCGGAGCGTTGCTGTCCGGCGCCTCTGCCACCGAGAAGGTGGTCCAGTCGAAGTCGTTGCTGGAATACTCGACCGTTACGGTCACTCCAGCCAGCTCGCCCAGGATGCCAACATAATCGACGGACCGGGCCTGGCCGAGATCCACGCGCCACCAGCCGGACGCATTGGATTTCCAGACCTCGTACGTGTCCGGGCGCAACGGGGCATCCTTCGGGAACCCTGACGCCGTGCTACTGGCACTGACCGCGCTGGCCGATAGCGATGCCGCCCAGCTCTGGTAACCGATGCGGGCATGGTTGAGCGGATACGTGGCGTATAGCAGGTAGGAAGGACTGACGACAGCGCTCATGCGAGGATCACCCGCGAGCCATTGCGCGAGGACTCATTGATCTGCTCGATCAGCTCCCGCACCTGCTTCTGACCGAAGCTGTCTCCCTGCAGGTTGATTATGGTGGACTGCCCGCCCCCACCAGATGCGCCCCCAGGCGTGCCAGTGCCGGGCACGGTGCCGCCGCCGGTGGTAGGAACGCCGGTGCTGGCGGCCGCTGACGTGCCACCACCTCCCTGGAAGGACTGCGACTGGATAGCTGATAGTTGAGCACCGGTCTTGGCAAGCGAAGCGGCTGTATAGGAAGCGGCCACTGCAGGTGCCCATGGACCACCGGTTGACATGCCGGCCGCCCAGGCAGATGTTGCGGCCTCCCACCCCTTGACGACAGCGTTGGCTGCCGCCACTTTCTTGCTGATCTCAAAAGCCCGCTTGGACTGCGTCGCGGTGGACGTGACAATATCCTGCATGGCGCTCGCCACGGCCCCGGCCTGGTCACCATAGGACCTGGCTACCATCTTCGTCAGGGAGTTCATCGATGATTGGCGGATGCCCGCCATCTTGGCCCAGTGGTTCATCTCAAGCACCTGCTGCGCCCTCTTGTGCTCCTGTTCGGTAATCAGTTCATTCTCGCGAGCGGTTTTCAGGCGCTCTAGTTCACCCGCCATTTGCTCAGCCTTGAATTCCCTCTCCAGGCCGGCGAATTCACGCAGTACAGCCATTCGGTTTTCCAGCCGTTTGCGCTCACGCTCAGCCGGACTCAGTTCTTCACCGTCGCCCTCGTTCTGGTTCTCGCCATCGCCCTCGCTGTCGCTGCCGGGCAAACCCCCACCCGGGCCGGCGGTACCAGAGATGATCCTTCTGGTATCTACCACTGCCTGCGCTGCTTGGCGGGATTTCTCTGCGACGGTTGCCAGGAAGTTTTCGATGGCATGGCTGGGCAATTCCTGCATGGCCATCTCGTGGAGTTCATCACGCGTACGGGCCAGGCTTTCGTTCACCATCCGCCGGCCTTCTCGGGTTGCATCTGCGGAATCGCTCCACGCGTCACGGTATCGCTCCAGCCCGCTCGTGGGGATGTTGACGCCGGGGATTCGGTTCACGTATCCGATCAGCGTGCGGATGCTGTCCATGATCTGTGAAATTATCCGCTGCCACCCCTCAGCGATCATCGTGGTCACGTTCCAGAAGATGGCGCCGAGCCCTTGCACGAGCAATTGAGTGCCTTTCATTGCCACCCGGACGCCCTGTATCGTGTCCCCCACTTGTCCGAACCCACGCAGAACCGTGTTGACCGTCGCCGTGATCTCATTTTTGAAGCCCTCGGCGTCCTTGGTGGCATCACCGAACTGTTCTCCCACCGCCTGCACGTAGGGCGACAGCTGCACGGCTAGCGTGTTGGCTACCCCTTGCATGGTGGCCTTGATCGACGACATTGCATCGTTGGCGGCCTCAATTTGTGAGGCATCGACTTCTGATACCGCCAATCCCCAGGCCTCCACTTCTTCCCGGGCGTTCTTGATCGAATCCGCCCCGCCCTCGAACAGATTCAGCATGTCCAGGCCGGCGCGGGAGAACAGATCACTGGCCGCGGCGTTACGCTCGGCGGCCGTGGCCATACTGTTGATCTCCGTCGAGATCAGCGCCATCTGTTCGTCCAGTGGCAACTGGGAAAGCTCCCGGGCGGACAGCCCCATCTTATCCAGTGCGACCTTGGCCTCACCGGTGCCATCGATTGCCTCACCCAGGCGCTTTGTGTAGGCGCCCAGGTTTCGTTCCAGGCGCTCCTGGGCAATGCCGCTAAGGTCGGCCGCCCTGGTCATGGCCGCGATGGACGCCTGGGTCGTGCCGAGCTGGCGGGCCAGCTTCGCCTGCTGATCAATGACCTGGGCGCCCTTCGTGTACATGGCCGCCACCATGGCCGCACCCGCTGCTGTGGCCGCAGCACCGACCTTCGCCAGCTCGGTGACCGTCTTGCGCAGATTGCGCGCCGCATTCGTGGAGAACCCCTTGACGGACTTCGATCCCTGCGACATGCTTGAGCGCAAGTCTGTAATGTCACCGCCAACGCGGATCGCAACATCAGCAACAGTAGCGGTCACGGTTCAGTCCTCCAACAGGGCATACAGTTCGCCCCACTTATCGTCGGGCGGTATCAGTTGATCGGGTGGGATCTGGCTCTCAAAGAACCACCAGAACTCGCGCGGGTGCATGCGCCAGAACTCACTCGGTGGCAGTTTCCAGGCGCCGCACGCCGTCAGGTACGCGGTTTTGACGGCTTGGAAGCGCCCTGGCCGCGGCGTGCGGCCCTCTTCTTTCCCGGCGCAGCCTTCGCCGTTGTCACGGGGCTCAGATGCGCTGGCGGGATCATCATGGCCATAAGCCCCTGTATGACCTGCTCCGTACTCCTCAGCCCTTCATTGCCAAACAGGGAATTGAAAACCTGTTCATGGCTGGCTCTGGCGCCTGCATAGCGCAGCGCCGCAGCATAGGCCCGCGCAAGCTTCGCCCGTTTCACACCCACACCAGCCATCTCCTCGATGGTGATCGCGTCCTCGATCACCTCGATAAGTCCCATCACCTGGTCCGGTGGCACGGTGTATTCCTCACCCTGCCAGGTCAGCCCGACTTCCTCGAAAATACTGTTCATCAAACAGCCTCAGGCGTGTACGTCCAGGGGCCACTGGACTGGAGCTGTGTCGTGAAGGTGATCTCGCCGTTGTACTCGCCGGTCTCTTCGAAGTTCGTCATGAAGAAATTCCCGGAAAGCATGGCGGCGGTAGTGTTGACAGGGTCTAGCAGCGGGAATTCCAGAGTGATGTCTGTCAACATGTTGGATTGCTCAAGATCCAGGGCAATGTCACGTAGCGTGGACCCCTTGAGCACACCCTCTACTGACATATCAATCTGCTGTTGCCCTGTGGCATCCGCCAGTTTTCGCCGGCCGCTATCATCGTCGCTGGTTTCGTCGATCGGCTCGCCGCTGTAGGTGAACGTCTTGCTGCGCACACCGGCCAGTTTGGTGTCGTTCTTTTTGACGACAAACTTACGTCCTACGGGCATGGTAATGTCCTCTCGTGGTTAACTTCAGGCATTAAAAAGCCCGCTCGATGGCGGGCCTGCGGGCTAACTGATAGGCCTATATCGACCGGATCAGTATCCGGAACGTCTGGACCCCGTGCCTTGTACGGCCGTCCGAGTCCATGAATGAATCTGATGATAGAAAGTGACTGTCGGTGAACACATATCCGGAGTGCGAAAGGTTCGCACGGTGCAGGGCGTTGTAGATCTCGCCCTGTATCTGTTTCGTCTCTTTCCGGCCCCTGTAGCGCGACCAGACGTGGATCGTGATCGTGCAATCCCTGGCACCGCGATCGTCGGTGTCGTCCTCAACGTGTGCGTCTTCTCCGATGGTCACGTACGGGTACGCGGTATCCTGCTCCACCGCGTCGCGGATGCCGGTTACCAGGGCAACCAGGGGGGCGTGGCCGGTCAGCGCAGTGTATACAGCGCTTTGTACAGCTATCTCGAAGCTCACCGCCCGGCCCTCTCTTTCTTGCGCCGCTCACGGCGCAGCGCTGCTTCCAGCTTCTTGCCGAACTGCTGGACCATGATCTGTCCAAGATTGGACTGCACGTCCATTGCGGCCGGGCGAAAGATCGGATTCTCTCCAGCGTCCTGGGTGCCGTACTCCAGGTACCGCCAATAGAACGCGTCACGGTTCACCACCACGTCGCTTTGTGGCTTGTCTGGCCGCCCGCGCCGGCGCTTGGTCTTTATGGCCCTCTTCAGGGTGCCGGACTGTTTATGAGGGGCCGCATTCTTCTTCGCGCGCTTGGCGATCTCGCCCGCAATGGCGTGGACGGTGGAGCGATTTAGGTTCCTGGCATGACGGGGCGTGACCTCGTTCAGTATCCGGTCCACATCCTCCACGCCGACGATACTGAAGCCCTTGGTCATACAGCTACGCCTCGTTCTGCCTCGATCGCGATATACATAGCGCGGCCTGACACCGGCGGCACGTATCTGATATTGTACAGCTCTCCCATCCAACGGATGACGTGCCGTGGCTTAATGTCATCGCGGTAGCGAATCACGAAAACCACCATGGCGGTGGCTGTCAGCTGGTCATAGCGCTCCAGCTCCCGGCCGGAGAGCGGCCTCGCCTTTGCCCACAAATCTGTCGAGTAGGGCTGCCAGTCGGCCTCACCGCCGCCCATGCCATCGTCGCTGCTCTCGTTGCTGAGCAAGTCGATGAGCTGATCCAGTTCGCCCGGGCGGTACATCAGGCTACCCACCCTTTACGATTCATATTGATCAGCGCCTGCACTGCCATCGGTAGCTCTGCTGTGCTCACACCGACGACAACGGCTGTCCGGTTCTCGTACCAGTGGGCAACCAGCATTCTGATAGCCTGCC